CTAGCTTTATTGGCAGGGCGTGAAATAACAGAGGTGCAGCAGTTTGCAAGACATGCTAACTTAAATACAACAATGATTTATAACCATGCTTTAGACCAAGCTAAAAACGGCTGTAGTGACGCTATAACAAACGCTATCTTTTAAAGGCATACAGATAGGCACATACACACCAAAGAGCAACGCTAGCAAAGATTATACAGCGCTAGTAGAAGAGATAGAAACAGACATCATTTTTTAAAGGAGTATGATCACATGGCTAAGAAAGACTTTTCAAGCATAGCTAACCCCGCTTTACAATTTATCAGTACCCAAGACGCTGAACCAATATTCCGAGTCGTCTCGGAATTTAGATTTTTAGCTAGCGTTAATAATCTGATACATGAACTACTAGAAAAGGCGGTTAAATAATGACAGACTTACAGACATATACACCCGAAGAAGTCGCAGAGATTTTAAAGGTAACTCGTAGAACTGTTTACAATTACATCAAAAACGGAGACTTAAAAGCGGTAAAAATGGGTAAATATTTACGCATTAGCGGGACTAACTTACAGGAATTTATAGAACACGGAACAAGGAAAAAAGGCTAGGGAAAATCATTTATAACTAGCTAGCCCTAATAACCCCTACTTCTGGAAATTAGTATTAGCGGAAGTAGAAACACACAAAAAACAGAAGGGAAACAGAAACGGAAATACCCCATTGATTTTTAATGGGGCTTGGTATTGTTCGGATATAACAACGCCGCCCTCTTCCGTGTGTGATTTTCCCTTTTTGATTTTTCTAGCACGTCCTTATTAGCCTCTAAAATGCCCTGTATGGCGTTTTAATGCTCGGGAATATAATTATATTCGAGACGTTTTAAAATGACCCCCGCCCCCCTATTTTGGGGCAAGGAGAGCCGCCACAAGGTGTTCGTTTGTATCACGCGCCATTTTTTAAGATTTTTAAGGGGTGTCATATAACCTTGAAAAGCCTTATTTTGATTGTATTTTGTTTACCAGTTAACTATCTATTTCTTCCGCTTTTAGATGACATAAAAAAAGCCTATAGGACGAACCTATAGACCAAAAAAGCCCTGCTCACACAAGCCCTCAAATATGAAACGCTACCAATATCATACCATTTTCTATTTTGTATTTTGGCTTGTGCCAATACATATATTATAACACGGTGATGACAGCGCTACAACATTCAGAATAGTTGAGTGAGTGCATAAGCTTAACAAAATATAGTGGAAAATAGTGGAATACAGTAACAAGCGTACTTTTGAGTACGGTTGTAAAACCTTGAAAAACCTATCTTTTAGATTTTGCTAACTTTTGCTAACGTTGGGAATTATATAGGATCGTTGGCAAATGTTGGTGCTCTATTTATATGCCTTCCTCTATTAAAAAAAAATTGGTGTGGTATAATAGCAATAAAAAAAGGCTTCGCAGTCGCCAAACTTGTAAGCCTTTACCAACAAACACAAAGCCCAAAACAAATAGATAGCTGTTTTATAGGTTTTTTGTGTACAAAATACATATATCATAACATTTTCTTATATGTACTATAACTAATATAACATTTTTTAGCTCAATATCAACTATTGTTTAAATTATTTTTGTACCCCGACCGAGGGCGCTACCCCTTAAAAATAGCAAATATGGAAAGAAGAAAGGGTTAGGGAGTAACTTGAATCAATTAGAACCCGATAAAAAATTAAACTTTACCACGATGCTCAACGGTACAGCTACTAACGCTTTTTCTGCTATTGGACGGAAAGCAGAGCCTACGAGAATTAACCCACTTGCTGACAATGAAGCCACTATAGAGAGCGGTGATTTCAAAGTTTTTATCGAAAAATACTCAAATAAAAAAACTCTTAAGGTTGGTGTAGTGAAGTTATTAGATATTTTAGCGGTTGAACTCACTAAACTAAACCATTACAGAGCCAAAGACGCTAACACGTTAAAAAGAACTGTTACGTTTTCGCTAGATGAATATATGACTTATTTAGGCATTAAGAACATTGCTAACGCCAATAACCGTAAATACGCTAGCAAACGCCTTAAAGAAGCGCTAGACACACTTTATAGCATTTCTTTGGAGTGGGAAGAAAAGAGTAGAGGCGAGGTAAAAAACTATACTAAAATGCGAATTTGTGAATCGCAGGGAATTAATCGCGGAATAGCGTCTTTTACTTTTACTGCTGACATGGCAAACTACTTAAATCAAGCCTATGTTATGCAATACCCGTTAGAGTTACTAGCGATTAGCGAGTGTAACCCAAACGCCTATCCAATTGCCCGCAAACTAGCGTTACATCATAGCATAGACAACAACCACAAAAAAGGAACAGCTAACATTATTAGCATAGCTAAACTGTTAGAAGTAGCTCCAGAAATACCAAATATAGAAGCTGTTAGAAAAGTTAACGGCTCATGGAGTGAAAGAATAAGAGGTTCGCTAGAAAAGGCTTTAGACGCTTTAGAAGGCATTGTAAGTTGGGAATATAGTAATAGCAACTCTGTACCTTTAACGGATAAACAACTTGAACTATCAGACTATGAAACGTTTATAAAGTTGTTTGTTAAGTTCGATATAAAAGGCGCACCAGATCCAACTGAACGCCTTAAGAAAAAGAAAAAAGAAAAGATAGCCACAACCCCAAAAAAAGCACAGGGGTAAGCTACTACATAATTTATAAAATAGCGCTAGGACTAACTAAGCGTTATTTTTTTATTCTAGTATACTACAAATTTCAAATTTAGAAAGAAAACAAGCCAGTAAAAAAAGATATTATCTTAAAGATTTTAGCTCATTTTTGAGCAAAAAGGGTAGTACTCAACGAGGTAAAGGGTAGTACTCAACGAGGTAAAGGGTAGTACTCAACGAGGTAAAGGGTAGTACTCAACGAGGTGTCGATTTTGTAAACCCTTGGTACGAATGCGTTTTTAAGGGGTCAAAATTTTCAATACTATTAAAACTATTAAGACTATTAAGAGCACACGCCCGCAACTCTAGCGAGCGGGCGAATGCTATAATAAAACCAGTAAAAAGAAACGGGGCGGGAACTCCTAACTTTTCTTTATAGGTTTTAAAAGAAAGGGATAAAATATGGATAGACAGACAGCAACAGAAGCATTAAAAGAGCGCTTAACAGAGTACGTAGAAAGCATTACAGACCATAGCAGGAAAGGGAATAAAAAAGCCTATGTTTGCCCACTTTGTGGAAGCGGTACAGGAAGAAATAAAACAGGAGCTTTTACAATCACACCAGACGGGCATAGTTGGAAATGCTTTGCGTGCGATAGGGGCGGGGACACTTTAGACCTAATAGGGTACGTAGAGGACATTAGCGATTACAAAACAAAAATAGCACGCGCAGGGGAGTTATTTAACCTAGACATAGAAGCCCCCGCAGAGTACCAAAACCAAGACAAAACCGCACAAAATACAGATACACATAACAGCATACACACACCGACAGGCGGGAACTATCTTGAATTTTACAAACAAGCTAACGACAACATACAGGCTACTAACTACCCTGAAAAGCGAGGACTAAGCAAGGCGATATTAGACCGCTTTAAAATTGGTTACGTAGAGAATTGGAAACACCCCAACGCCCCCGAAAACGTAACAGGTAGCCCGCGTTTAATTATCCCCGTAACGCAGACAAGCTACTTAGCGAGAGACACCCGCGAAAATATACCAGACTACCAAAAAGAATACGCAAAAACAAAAGTAGGCGGGAGTGATATTTTTAACGGCATTGCCTTTACTCAAAACGCAGACCAACCTATTTTTATCGTAGAAGGAGAAATAGACGCCCTAAGCATTATGGAAGTAGGCGGGGTAGCTGTAGGGCTAGGCGGTACAAGTAACGCTAACAAGTTAGTAGATGAGCTTAAGGATAAGAAGCTAGAGCGCCCCTTAATTCTTGCACTAGATAACGATAGCGCAGGAAGAAGGGCTCAGGACGAATTAGCCGAACTTTTACAGGATAAGAAAATTCCTTATATTACCGCAGAATTGACAACAAAAGACGTTAAAGACCCTAACGAAATGTTAGTTAAGAATCGTGAAACCTTTAAAGCGCGTGTAGAAGAAGCTATAAAAGACGACAAAGAAAAGTATCTAGAAACGTCAACAGATAATTATATTCAAGATTTTTTGGACGGTATTGCAGACAGCGTAAATACGCCGTGCATTCCTACAGGCTTTAAAGGCATAGATAAAGCGCTAGACGGTGGACTTTATGAAGGGCTTTATATTGTGGGGGCTATATCGTCTTTAGGTAAAACTACTTTAGTTACCCAGATAGCAGACCAAGTAGCT